TTTTGGATTGCTATGTACTGTTTTTCTGTTAGGCGTTTATCTGGCACGGTATTTCTCCTGAGCCGTTGTGTGTTCCTGTATCCTTCCATTGACACCAGCTTCCGATTGCCGGTGCTTCGCACGTCCAGACTTCCTCATAAATCAAGTCGGTGTGCCCAAATGGCCATTCTTTGTAGATTTGAAAATAGACCAAGAATGGGAGGGATTGGCTTGTTACCAGCCCGATTTCATCGCCTCGTTTGGTTGATCTTATGGTGGTTACTGTCATTTCAATCCCCTGCGTCGATGTTGCAGATCATTTCGATGTGGTGGGTCCCTGCTTTAATGTCATGTTCGTACTCTTCCACCAGCGTTTTGTACGTGGCGATTGCTGCGTCAATGTAGTGTTCACAGCCATGCCGTTCAAGGATTGGGGTTTGTGCGTCCCGCTCGATTACAATGATCGTGTGCCTCATTTTTGAGTCGCAGCGTTTAACTGCCATTTCTTCTGCCATGTCGTGCTCCTGTGTTGTACCAAAAAAGCCCCCTCGTAAGAAGGGACTTGAAAGTGCTACTCAGGCTTCTTGTAGACGTTCAGCCCAAAGGTTGCGTCGGTGCCCGGGATTTTTACGTTACCCCGGGTGCTGGCGATTACCATGTTTTTCTTGCTGGCGCTCAAACCTGCCTCGTGGGTCAGGTCGATTACCAAGGTAAGTGTGTGGCCATCAACGGTCATTTCAATATTTTCCACTTCGTGCTCCTATTTCTAAACTCTGGGCGTCCCCCAGCGGATACCCCCATTGTAGCACAGTCCGGCCTCTCTGTCAAGTATCTGTTTATTATGGGAGCGTGTTGCCCGGTCCTTCTCAGTGTTGCACAGTCCTTCTCTGTTGTGAACACGGTGCAAGGAACTCGGAAGGAGGGTATCCCTTCGGGAGTGTTGCGTTTGTGGCAACAGAGAAGAAGGACAGGAAGGACCGGTCCTTCTGGTGCAAGAAGCTAGAGGCCCCGTTCGACGGGGGTTCGTCCCCCCGGTCCCTCCTGTCCTTCTTTCTAGAAATCGCGTAAGAGAGAGGAAGGAGGGGGAGGGGGGTTTGGGGGGAGGGGTCCCCCTCTTTCCGTGGGGCTTGCGGCACGAAGTCCCGGGAGGACCGGAAGGACCGAGTAATCTACGTCATTCTGTGGGTCGCTAGTCGAGAACGCCCGTGCCCCCGCCCACGATTATGCGCCTCACTTCCCTGCGCCGTTGCCCCTGGAGCGCGTTTATAAGCTCGCTGTGCAATGCCTTCGGCCCCTAGACGCGTTCCTACAAGCTCGCTGCGTAATGCGTTTGATTCGGGTGCGGTAGCCTTAACGTGTTCCGTTGCCCGGGCAGGGCGACGCGTTCACAACAAACACACACAAAAACGCCCGGGCCGTTACCAGCCCGAGCGACGTGTTCCTCGTGGTTGGGGGGTTGGCCCCGGTTGCCCGGGGCCGTTCCTCCTAGTGGCTGACCGCGTTCAGCTGCTTGCTAGCGGCCTTGATTGCCTTGGTGACCGCTGCTGCGGTGATTTCGCCCTTCTTGACCAGTGCCCGGATCTGGTTGCCGCTGTTCATCCGCTTGGCTCCCGGGTTCCGGTCGATGTACCGCGTTGCCAGTGTGCCGGGTTCCAGCCCCTTGAGCTTCTCGGCTGCCACCATCACGGCTTCCGGTGATGCGCCCCTCAAGGCCAAGGCAACCGGGTCGCCGTTGTCCATGCTGAGGTTCCCCGTTGGGCCTTGGTAGGTCTCGTAACCGGCTTTGTGCAGCTTGAGCTGTTCGCTCATGGAACGCTTCGGGGTTCCGTCCACTTCGGTGGCCAACTTCTCTTCTGTTACGCGGGCTTGCTTCGTTCGCTTGGTCATGTCGTGCTCCTGTGTTGCGGGGGGAACGGGGGCGACGGGATTGCCGCCATGCCGATCCGCCCAGCACCCCCATTTGAACACGGCGAGGGGGTCTGTGTCAAGTGCTGCGTTGGCAACCCGTCTGACGCGGGCTGTGGGCGAGACGCGTTCCGCCGAGCCGCGCCGCCGCCGCGCAGCCGATGGCCGATCAGCAAGAAGGAACCGCGCATATGCATGGTCCTTTTTGCGCGGAACGAGGCAGTACCCCCCGAACCGATGGGACCCGCTGTTCCACGCAATAGGTGTCGCGCACGGGCTGGCGACTTTCTCTTCCCGCGAACTTGCCGATTCTTTTCTTTTCGTGTGCGCGGACGCGTTACGGGATACTTGACAGAAGTACCTCGGGTGTGGTATACTCGGGGTTATGAGAAAATCGACCTTCAGGAACCTTCCGCCTTTAACCGCAGAAGAGCTTAGCAAGCCTTATGTTCTTGAGGAGCGGATTTACATACTTAATGAAAGGGTCAAGGAAATTGGCAAATCAAGAATTAGTCCCAGCAACCGAATCGTTGCCGCAGTTAAGCGAACTACAGTTAGCCGAACAGGAACTTAACGCACAAGAACGGCTATTCTGTTATGGATGGCTAGTTTCTTACAATGCTACCAAGGCCGGTGCTGAAGTTGACATGAGCAAGAGTGCGGCTATACGCTTGCTCAAGAAACCTTCAATAGTTCGTTTTATTAAGCTGTTATCCGATGACATTGCCGAAGAGTCCCTCATTACCCGTGAAATGGTCCAGCATGAAATTGTGCATGAATTTCTGCCTATGGCAAAGGGCCAAGTAGAAATAAGTGGAATGGACCGGGACGGTATACAATTTACTGGAAAAGTTACAAATATGGCTGCATATGGTAAAGCTATTGATTTAATGGCTAAGCATAGCGGCTTTACCGCTCCAGAGATAGTTAAGGGCGGTCTTACCATTAACATCAACCACAAAGCCCTTGGTATTGATATCGAAGGCACGGCTATTGATATTTCCGATGGAGAAGTAAATGAGTAATTGGATTCCGAGATGGTCGGAAGAGATGCGAAAGCACATCCTTGACTATGTTAACAGCGTCAAAACCAAGGACAATGCCAAGAGGAAGTTCTGGGTTGGTGTTGCAGTTCTTTTGGTATTTGCTGCGATAGCTTCTCTGGCCGTTTAAATGGCTAAGAAGAAAGTAGCAAGGAAGAAAGCGACCGTTAAAAGTGGTAAAGCCAAGGTCAAGATGGGTAGGCATTTTGCTAAAATATCCAGAGCGCCTCTCAAGAGGCAAAAGTCAAGTGACGCCTGGAATGAGCGCGACAACAAAATCGTAGCGGCCCGTACCGGAGCTAAGTTAATGGTAAAAGGCACCATAGAAATAAATAAAGCTAAGAAACGGGCCAAAAAGAAGAAGAGAGCGCCCATTAAGAAAAGGAAGCCATATGGCTCTAGATCTTCCAAATGATTGGTCAGCAAGGGATTACCAAGCCCCCTTATTTCAGTACATGTTCGAAGGGGGACTTGAGAGGAAACGTGGCGCTTGTGTATGGCACAGACGGGGCGGTAAAGACTCGTGTTGTCTCCAGCTGTCCGCTGTTGCTTCGCAAATGCGAATCGGCACGATTTGGCATATGTTGCCAACTCTTAAACAGGGACGGAGAGTAATATGGGACGGTATCGACCGGGATGGTCGCAAGATGATCGATCAAGCATTTCCTATCGAAATGCGACAAGCTCAAAACCCAATCAACAACTCCGACATGCAAATACGTATGCGGAACGGCAGCATATATCAGGTGGTCGGAAGTGACAACTATGACTCACTTGTTGGTACAAATCCCGTCGGGGTTATTTTCTCTGAATTCGCGGTGGCGGACCCTAAGGCCTGGGACTATATTCGTCCGATCTTGGCGGAAAACGGCGGGTGGGCATTATTTATATACACCCCTCGTGGTAAAAACCATGGAAAGAAACTTTATGACATGGCTAAAGGTAATCCTAGGTGGTACTCGTCCTTGCTTACTGTCGACGACACCTTCAGGCCGGACGGGACTCACGTTATCGGCCCAGACATCATTAAAGAGGAACGTCTTGAGGGCATGTCTGAGGAGAAAATTCTTCAAGAGTACTTTTGTTCGTTCGAAGCTGGGATGGAAGGCGCGTTCTATACAACAGAACTCAACCTCGCAGAAGAGGAAAACAGGATTGGGAACTTCCCACACGACCCATCCAAACAATGCCAATCTTGGTGGGACATAGGATTTAGAGATGCCACAGCGATTATTGTTACGCAGCGCGGGGACGATGGCAAACCGATTGTCATCGACTACCTTGAGGCAAGGAACAAAGCTCTTGACGAGTGGATTAGGGATATCCGCTCCCTCCCTTACGACTGGGAAGAGCACTACGGACCCCATGACCTCGAAAACACCGATTGGACGACCGGCAAGACAAGGCGGGAGTTCGCCCTTGGCCTTAACTTTGCGTTCGAAATTGTGGCGAAACTCCCGGTACAGGACGGGATCGACGCAACCCGAGCGATTATAAGGACGGCACGATTTAATGAACCAAAAGTTGGGCGATTACTTGATGGCCTCTATTCGTATCGACGTGAGTATGATGATAGGGCACAATTATTTAGAGATAAACCCCTCCATGATTGGGCGAGTCACCCCGCTGATGCTATGCGCTATCTCAGTGTCGGGTGGCGCGATTACGGAGTCGGACACAAAATCAATGTCTCTAGCCAGTTCAGGGTCAAAGCAGCAATCGCTAACAATGCAAGAAACCGCCAGAAGCAATCGGTAACAGATATGTACCCTTGGATGTTCAATGACGATGGAAGCTTAAGAAATGGACAGCAATGAAATTGTAAAACGGTTTGATGCGCTAGTGACCCTCCGGAAGACTGTTGAAGGTGTCTGGGAAGTGATTAACCAGTTGGTTGTACCGTTCCGTGGTGAATTTTTCCAGGAGGTTACGGATGAACACGCAGTATCGTGGAGGGACAATCGTGAGATATTTGACTCGACTGCGGTGGATGCTTGCAATACTCTTGCTGCTTCTATACACGGTTCTCTTACTTCTCCCGCTATACGCTGGTTTGAGCTTGCTTTCCGATCGGATGAATTAAACAATACTAAGGAAGCGATGGCGTGGCTTGAAGCAGCGGCCCACAAATGCTTCCTGGCCCTTCAGGATTCTAACTTTAACCTTGAAGCCAATGAAACGTACCTTGACCTGGTATCCTATGGTACGTCAATGATTATTGAGGAAGTTGAAGAAAAGAACGGCGTATTTCAGAAACTTAATTTCCAATCTGTTCCGGTTGAAGAATGCTGGTTTGAACAAGATCATGCTGGCAAGGTTCATCGGGCGTATAGGCGGTTCCAATGGACCGCCGTACAGATCGTAACCAAATTTGGTCAAGAAGGTGTACCGGAAACCATATACGAAGAATCTCTGTCCCCTAAAGGCATAGATAAGCGGTACAAAGTAATAATGTGTATTTTCCCTCGACCGGAGAAAGCTGATGCCAACGTAAGCCAAACACTTGCAGCAGAAGAACGTCCTTATGGAATGAAGTATGTACTCCATAAGGACTCTTCTGACCTTGGCGAAGAGGGCGGATATTATGAAATGCCAGCATTTATTCCGCGCTGGCGAAAAACTTCCAAGTCCATGTGGGGTCACGGACCCGCGATGATAGCATTGCCGGATATACTGACTATCAATCAACTCGTGGAGCTTATACTTAAAGCAACAGAGAAGGTGGTCGACCCTCCGACTAAAGTAACGGAACGTGGTCTGCTGTCCGACTTGGACTTGGAACCTGCTGGCCTGACTGTCGTACGGACCATGGATTCAATGGAACCATACGAGTCGGGCGCTAGGTTCGATGTCTCTCAACTTCAAAGAGAGGAACTTAAACAGTCTATTCGGTCGATCTTTTATGTGGATCAGTTGGAGCTTAAGGAGTCTCCAGCAATGACCGCCACGGAGGTTCAAACTCGCTATGAACTTATGCAAAGGCTCTTGGGACCTACACTTGGACGACTCCAATCGGATTACTTGGATCCACTCGTCCAGCGTACATTTAATATCCTATATCGAGCCGGACAATTTGGAGAGGCTCCAGAAGTCATCTTTGATGATAGCGGCGAACTTGATATTATATATACAGGACCGTTGGTACGAGCGCAAAGAGCCGATATCGCTCAAGGTGTCACCCGATGGGTTGCCACGCTTGCCGAACTCGGTGAAGTTGCGCCTGCGGTTTTGGACATCCCGGATTGGGATGCGATTGCTAAAGAACTCGGCTCGTTGGAAGGAGTACCGGCTAAGTTAATGCAGTCCGCGACTGAAATTAAGAAGATCCGTAGAGAAAGGGATGCAGCAGAAGAAAGGGCACAAGAAGCTGCCCTAGCGCAAGAAGAGGGTGCAGGTCAAGAGGCCCTAGGTAAAGGTGCAGTAGCATTAGCGGAGGTTCCAAATGCCGGACAGGAAGCTGCCTAAATCAGCAGCAGAAGCACTAAGTAAAAAAGCAAGGCACTTTCATAATCTTTTTACTTCGCCAGATGGTATGAAAGTGCTCGAAGCTCTGGAAGAAGAATTTAATCCAGATGTACTTCTCGGTAAGGATGACTCCGAGACTAACTATAATGTAGGCCGCAGGGACGTGGTTATTTACATTCGCCAGATGATAAGGTATAACGAAAATGCCGGAACCAAGTTGGAGGGATAACCTCCCAGTAGAAATTAGGGATCATGCTAGCCTCAAGGATATCAAAGATGTTGGGGCGCTTGGTCAGTCGTACATTGATGCACAAGCCACCATGGGTAATTCGATCCGTATCCCGGGTCCGGAAGCCGGTGACGAGGCATGGAGTAATTTTCATGCTAAGTTAACGACTAAGGTTCCCAACTTAATCCCCACCCCTGATCCGGATAATGAGGAAACCATGAGCGCGTTGTACAAGCGCATGGGGCGTCCAGACGATGCAATGGGGTATGAACATCCTGAGGGTGTTGATGCTACCAAGATGGGGGATTTTGCCTCTCTTGCCCATGGGTTGGGTCTTACTAAGACTCAATACAGCAAGATGGTGGGAGCAATCCAAGAGCATACTGTCGTTCAACAGGAGGCGGCGTCAGCTGCATTTGTTGAGGGTATACGGGGACTTAAGCAGGAGTGGGGCATCGTCTATGAGGACAATCTCCAACTGGTCAATTCCGTAATGAAGGGAACCGGTGCACCCCCGGTAATGCTTGAACTCGCTGCGAATCAGAAGTTGGATGCCGCCTCACTCAAGTGGCTCCATAACATTGGGACCCAGCTGGGCACCGAGGGGATTAATTTCAATAAGGATGAATTCTCTTCCCGTGTTACTCCGGCGGAAGCAAGGGCTAGGGTTAATGAGATTATGGGCGATAGGAGTGGCCCATATTGGGATTCAGGCCACCCGCAGAACAAGGAATATATACAGCGGGTTGTAGACCTTGAACGTGCTGCTCAAGCCGGGGGATTGTAGGGGGGTTGACAGAAGTACCTCTGATGTGGTATACTCGGGGTTCTGATGGAAAAGAGATAGGCAAGGGGTAGCTCATAAGGGTCCCTTGCCGCCTCCGGTTGGCGATACGTAATCGTAAGCTGAGGGTCCGGGAAACCGGGTAGCTCCAAGCGCAAATTTTCTTTTAACTTTGTGTAGGAGCCTCTAATGGTTAACACAGTAGACAGTGCTTTTATAAGCACCTACGAAAACATTTTGCGCCATTTGGCGCAGCAATCCACTTCACGTCTCCGCGACAAAGTTACGGAACGTGGTCTTGGCTCGGAAGAGCATAACTGGGAACGTCTCGGTACTGCGGAAGCAGGAATCAAGAGTACCCGTCTGCAAGCTACCCCTGTTGATGATTACCCATGGTCGAGACGAGTCTCGGTGCCGGTAACATACGACACTGGTGATTCGACCGAGCAGGAAGATGTCGTGCAAATGATCATCGATCCAAACTCGAATCTCTCCATGGCCCAGGGCAATGCAATGCGGCGAGCTTTTGATGATGAAATAATCAGCGCCGCTACTGGTACAGCACTTGATGGCACTGGTTCGGCTGGTGCCTTCCCTGCAGGCCAGAAAGTCTTTGGCGCAACGGTCGATGTCTATGACACCGCCCTCAACTTCGATCTTGTAACTCAGGTAACTGAAAAGTTCCTTGAGAACGATATCGATCCCGAGGAAGCGAAATGCATGGTCATTGGCCCGGTTCAGGCTCGGAAGCTCTTGCAACTGACGGAAGCCACCAGTGGTGATTACGTCTTCGCGAAAGCTCTGGCCGAGAAAGGCTATGTCGACAACTGGATGGGATATCAGTGGATTGTATCCACTCGATTGAATCATCCGACAGCACCGGGAACGGACGTCGATTGTTTCGCAATGACCAAACGGGCTATTGGCCTCATGGTTAACCGGGACATTTCATCGCGAGTCGCAGAAGACCCAAGTATCAGCTTTGCATGGCGCATTTACACCTTTGCGACATTCGGCGCTGTTCGGGTTGAGGACGAGCATTTGGTCTGGCTGCAGTTGCTGGATACGATTTAACCCGTACTTCTGGCGAAGTGTGAGTTGGGGTCCCGATGTCGGGACCCCTTTTTTACAGGAGAAAACATGTGGATAAGGTCACTGTTAGCAGTATTGCTGATTCGAAACCCAGTTTCGTAGTAAGTAACGTAGTGGCTGCTTCCCCAACCTTGGGTTCAGGGGAACTTGCTATTTGGGCAGGTACTGATGCTAAAGACGCCAATCATACCGAAGTGATTGTTGCGCTTAGACGTTTAGCGTATCGTTTTAGGGAAGAAGGGTTTCCAGTGGGTCCCCTTGCTAATAACATGGCGCATTTTACCGTACCCGGTGGTCCTATTACGTTTTTGAATCATGCTACTTTTCCCGGTGGTATGACAGAGCAAGACGTGATGATTGCTTACGAAGAAGATTTTTATTTCGCTGGTAATTCCACTAATATGATAAATATCATTTGCCGGGCAATTGAGGTATATCAGGAGCGAGTACTAAAGCCAGCGAGTACGGGTGTTCATGCATTTGCTTCTGGCGTACTTACTGGTACTACCATTGCTGCGGATGATACTGTCACCGTTGCTGGTGTGGAGTACACATTCTTGGCCGCGCCGTTAGTAGCCGATGATATTGATGTTGGTGCAGACGACGAAGAAAGTTTGGATAATCTGATCGCAGCTATAAACGCCGCAGAGGGTGAGGGCACCAAGTATGGTACAGGTACAGTTATTAACCCTGATGCTAGGGCAGCTGCTGGTGCTGGTGACACAATGGATGTTATTGCTCGACTTCCTGGAACAGCGGGCAATGCCATAACAACCACCGCTGTATTGACAGCCGGTGATTTTGCAGAGGCTACTTTACTGGGTGGTCTATAATATAAGGAGAACCCCATGAGGGTCGGAGCAAACGCAAGACAGCATGCGCAAATTAAAAAATTGCATGCGCAGGGCGTACCTGCACATATCATCGCCACGAAGTTCGGTATGACGTCACAATCGTTGGAAAAAATTTTGGCACATCTTGATGAAAGGGATGAAGTAATCCTTGCTGTTGAGAAAAGTCCCGAAATGAAGGCCATGGCTAGTCAGAACAAGGAACTACTTGAAAGGTTGGCTAAGTATGAGGATGTCGAGGTTGAGGGCGCACCTAAGGAAGAGCCTGAGGGCGAGCCTGAGGAAGAGTAATTGACTACCTTTAATGATGCACGTTTCGATGCGCTGTTGGTATTAGTGCCAGCAGCGCCTCCTACTACAAACGACATGCTGTTTGCATGGTTGGCCACGGAAGGCGGTACTGGCAATACCCTCGTGGATCGTTGGTATTCCATGTTGCTGTCTAAAAATGTGGTATCTATAACTGGTTTACATGACACCCTCCCGGACAGTGATTTTCTGTTTGATTCAAGTTCTCCGTTTGGTGGTGCCGGTGATCTTGATGGATTTCGGCTACGGAATCTAACTGATAGTTCTGAAACAATAATCACCGGCAGCAATCCAAATAACTTATCTGGTGATCTGGTGGGTGGCACAGATAATGAGTGGGATATTGGCGATGCATATATAGTCTTTCTTTTAAGCCATCGTAGTGATATGTGGAAAGCGGTACTTGCCGATAATGGTTTTGCACAGGCAACTTTAAAGGATGCTGAATTTGCCTATTGGGTGGCCGGTGGGCCAGCGTTAACATAATGTCCCGTGTATCCCCAATCCAAGAATCCTTTACTTCTGGTGAATTGTCCCAGAATGTAAGGGGTAGAGTAACCACTGACGTTTATAAACAGGGTCTTGGACGGGCCAGGAATTGGATGCCCATAGTTCAAGGCCCTATTCGTCTGCGTGATGGTTCTAAATATATGAACCAAATTGATTCTGATAATTGGGCATCAGGTAGCACCGCGAATACGGGCATTAGGACATTTACTTTTCAGCGTGGTTTAAATCGGGATGTAATTGTCGAAGTCGGTGAGACTAATATAGTTCTTCGTGATTCCATAACGGGTGAGCAGCTTATTGGCGGTGTTACCGAAAATTTGATTCCGAATGCTGATTATGCCGATGGCTCACTTAATTGGACATTTAATCACGATGATTTTTTATTTGGCGTCAATCCGGGAGGAAATTATTTGTTGTGGGGGCCTATTCTTCCCGGCACACCAGATGCTTACGTTGCGTTAAATAATTCTGATTGTATTGATGATGCGCCACAAGGTCATGCAACAGGTTCATGGGAGTCGGGTACAGCTGGTATTGATATACCATCTGGCTCTGAATTGGAGCTTAATGTACTAAATATTAGATGGCAAATGGGCATATGGCTTCAAGATTGGCTCTCACTTGGGGGCACAATTCCGCCAACCTCCCCATTAGTTGATGTAAAGCTTCGTATCCAGATTGGGTCTACATTAGCGTTATTGGGCGACATACATGATTCCGATTATGACATAGATGCCCCTAATACTTGGGGTAACACCATAATTGATTTTACCCCCGGCGCTAGCAATAATAAACTTTTCATTAGGATTGGACTGGACTGGACTGGTCCCGGTGCAATACCCTCTGGTCTATTTGCCGGGAACTGGCGCATTGTTGTGGGCGTTTGTTCGTTAACAGTGCCTTTGGCTGGTGGCTCTGGCACTCCTGTTGAATTCGCTTCACCTTGGGACGCTGGCCAGATCGGATGCATTAATGTCGCTATGGACCCGGGTGAACAGGTAATGATATTCACCCAAGGCGATGTCGAGACTCGTAGACTTCGGCTGTTGAATGGGGAATGGACATTTGAGGCATTGTCGGCCATAACGGCTCCATCCGCTTTTGTTGCCCCTACCCCTAACCCATGGGCAGCAGGTAATTATCCACGGGCATGTGCCTATCATGAAGGTAGGTTGTGGCTGGGCGGTACGGCTGTACAATCTTCCACCCTATGGGCAACTGAATCTGGCGATTACCAAAATTTTGATAATTCCACTCCTACCGATAAGTCTGATGCGCTACTTTTCCCGTTATCGTCAGTGGGTAAGATCCAAACATTGACTAGTAGGAAAGATTTAGTTGTTAATACTGATATATCGGAAGTTATAGGTACATCGATTCAAGGTGTCATAGCTTTTGATGATTTCTCCTTCCCAAAACAAACGGATTGGGGTTCCAGTTGTATCCAACCAGTAGTAGTTGGTAAGGAAATGCTGTTT